TCGCCATCATAATAGTGTTTACTGTTTCCCATAATGCACTAAATCCAGCTTGGTTACTGTTGATATACTCAGCAATCTTAGCTTTTTTCTTATCGCTTATTTTAGCAGTTTCTAACCACTTGTCAAAATCTGATCCAAGTCCACCTAGCCCTGTGTCTACTTTGCTGTTAGTGTAAGCATAAAGGATGTTAGAGAAATCTGACATCTGCATCTGACGTAATTTGTTTTGATCTAATAAACTGTCAATAGCAGCGGCATCTTTCTTAATAACTTGTTCCAACTTGTTTAAGGCGGCATGTGGCACTTGTGGTGCTCGTTCAGCAGTAACAGGAGGCACAACAAGTACTTCATTGCCCAAGAAGATATCAGGATCCTGCAAGGGTGTCTCTGTGCCGTCTGGCTGTACTTGTCTGTGAATAACAACACCAGTTTTACTTGCGCCGATCTTTTTACCTAAGTCACTGTTTACGTCTACTGCATACTCAACGATATTAGGTTTAAATACATAATTGTTTTCTTTAACAGGAGGTGTAGTAAAATATAACAAGTCGCCTTTAAAGAAACCCCGATAGTCTTTGGGTGTTGCTCTCTCATACTCGTCAAATATAGATTTCATATTGCCAGCAAATTTAACATAGCTGGGATTTTCTCTGTTCTTACCACCTGATCTGTTTAGGAACATTTGCTCTAAGTCGTCTGCACTCTTGCTACGACCATCATATCCTTTAGCAGTAAATCCTGACTTGTCTGTTAGTATAAACTCACCGTTAGCATCTCGACCGAATATAACCGCCGGAGATCCGTCCCATTTGATTGTTACGTCCTTATGCCCACCTTGGTCCAGGTTACGTAGACTTTGCAGGGCTCGTGTTGCACCAGCACTGCCTTCCCAGAAAACAATATCTTCTGCATGTTGGATACGAGCAGCTTCTGTCAGTGCTCGTTTTACAGGCCGAGTAAACTCCCAGAGTCTCATTTTAGTCTCTCCGATAGTTGACTAAACCAATCAGTGGTTCCCACTTTTGCAGTAACTGATTCAGGTAATGTTAGGTTTTCTCTTGCAAAATATTCCTTGGCATCTGCTGTTAGTTTTTCGTAGTCCGGGTTGCCTTTAAGTTTAGCAATGATACTTTCAACACTGTCAAGTGCATCTCTTTTATTTCCTGGACCCAGCAGTATTTCTGCAATCTGATCAGGGTTATTGGAAACAACGTCGCCAGTTTCTCTGTTAACTAATCCATCCTTGGGAGAAAATTTAAACCCCAGGCCTTTTGCTACACTTGCAATTAGGATATTACGATGAACACCTTTGTATGGAGTATCGTCGCCAGCACCCTTTAATGTAAACTTCATCCATTCAGGATCTCCAAACATGAGGTCTGTTTGCACATATCCTTGCTCGGGATCGCCATTGATTGGTGTTTTTAAATGAACACTAATTCCTGACTTGGCTACCCATTGTCTAACATCGTCATCGGGATGATTCTGCTGTGCCCATGCTGCTAGTTTATTATATAAATCAGCTTTGTCAACCTCTGCTTGGTTAACAGCAATATCCATGTCGCCTGATGTGGCACGAATACCTGTTGAACCTAGTTTAAAATCTTTGTGTGGGATGCCAGTAATTTTTTCAATCCAAGCAAGTGTTGGATCAACATCAGCACGATTAATTCTCTGCGTTACTGGAGTTCCATCCTCGTCTTTAAAGATGTTGCCGCCTTCTAATACTATACCCTTAGTCATTACTGTCTGCCTTTCTGCACCCACGCTTAAACTTCTTACTGTCTCTGCCTCGAATACTATTAACTAATCTGCGTTCAAGGTCTCCAGCAGTTTCTGCATCATAGTTGCGATATATCTCTTCAATGAGATTTATTGCACTCGTAATAATGTTGTTTCCACGCTGCTCAATTAAATGTTTGCGATCACGCTCTAACACAACTGAGTTAAGTTCTTCAAGTATACTGCGAGTTTGTCTTTTCATAGGTGTTTTGAATCCGTATTTTTTATTATTTATCGTTAAATATAGTATAACATGAGGAGCAAACACATGCAATCTACTACTAGAGAGTTAGCAATACATTATGCTAAACTAAGTTCATATGCTTATATGGACGAAAAAACAGCTAAACCATTAGCAAAAGAACTGGGTTACTTAAAGAATAAACTAATTTCCAATGGAAGTGCACAATGCATGATCTTTTCTAACAAGGAAGATATTGTTGTTGCGTTTAGAGGAACTGAACCCACACAATTTAAAGACGTGTTGGCTGATATGAAAGCATGGAAGCATCGTAGTAAAACAGCCGGTTGGGTTCATGTCGGATTTTATGACGAAGTTAAGAAGGTATATGACGATATGCTGGCATACATTAATGCTAGGCCAACTAAGAAACTCTATATATGTGGTCACAGTTTGGGTGGCGGTATGTCCATGGTTGTTGCCGCTAGGTTACAGGATCGTGTTGAAGCAGTTTATACATATGGTTGTCCAAGAACAGGTGATCGAGTTTGGCGTAGTAATTGTAGTTTTACTCACTATAGATTTGTTAACAGCAACGATGTTGTTCCCAAGGTTCCGTTAAAGATCATGGGATATAAACACTATGGTAATTTACAGTATATTAACTATTATGGCGATTTTAGAAACGCGACAGTTTGGCAAAGAACCAAAGATCAGTTACGAGCAAGATACCGTGCACTATGTAAGTTTCAATTCTTCGATGGATTGCGGGATCATGTAATTAGTAGTTACTTGGCTAAACTGGAAAATCCTAAGCCCAGGGGTTAAGTCCAAATAGCGTGAAGACTGTACCGATTAAATCCTGCAGGAACTGTATCAGGCAACCAATGCGGTATACCTATTAAGTTGTCACTGATATATCCTGCATTGGTGTTTGGATTAGTATGGACTAAATTGCCGTCGTATTCAAATATAGTTGATAGAGTTGGTAAGTTCTGAATATAAACTTGTAATGATGTCTGTATTACAGGATTATCTGTGTGTGGTTTAATAGTATAGCCTTCAGTGTCTTTCCATAAATTTACTCCTCCAAAAACTAAGTTATCTCGTTTTATTAACCTAGAGATTTCTGGAGTAGCATTTTCTAATATAGTATGTGTTTCTTCGACTATACAATCGTAACGCCAGGATATTTTTTTCCGATTTGCTACAACGGTTTTATTATCTGCTGTTAACTGTGGTTCCCAATCATCAGCGGCAATGCAAAACTTTAATAATTTTTCTATAATATGATCAGTAAAAACATCTTCAATTAATATTAATCCATTATGATCAGTGCTTAAAGACGCTAACATACTTTTTAAATGCGTAGATCCAGACTTAATCAGATCTTGGTCTATCATACCGGGGTCCTATCTAAATCACTGGTTACACAATGTAATCCTCCGTCCCAAAACATCTTGTGTCTATAAGGCACAACATGCGGAGTAATACCGTGACTTTCTAATACACGGAATAGTTTAGGATCTTCTGTGCTACAAAAAACATTTCTTGGATCTACAATTAACATATTAACATCGAAACAACTTTCTTGAACTTCCCCCACCCAGTTTGACAAATATGTTTCTATATAGTTTTGAAATCCTGAACTAGACAACTGTTCTGGTATCCACCACTTGCCAATAGATGCTGCTTTAGCTTTACCAAATTCCTTTACGGCTGTTGGGCTTACAGTAAATATTTCATAATCAGGAAATATATGGTTAACCTTTACATCAGACCCAGTAATAATAAGATCAGGGCTTACAATACATAAACGACCATCTAGATGTCCGTTTGATTCTATTAATGTGACTTGTTTGTTAGGAAAAAGTGTAGCTAACTTATCTGTTATCCAGGGATCGCCCGGCTTCCAATTTCCCACATATAAATCATCTCCGATGCGTTGTACCATTGCGCTGTCGACATTATGATCATATATAATCTCGTTTCCTAGTTTACGTGCTAAACTTTCTAACTCAGTTAACCAGGTATGATCCAAATAAAACAAGTCTTCTATACTAAAATTGTCATAGTTAGATATTGTACCATTACGAAGCAAATCTACAGGCGGTACCTCTGGCCAGTCTGCTCCCCTGAGGGTGTTCCATAACTCATTTGCGTTAGGGGTTGGCATAAAAACTTTATCGTCTATTACGGCAGTATAATCTCTGGGTGTTAATGGTGCTGGTAATATCTTTTTTCCATATTTTACATCTAAATAATTATCTGTAACACTGGGGCGAATAACTGTAACATCAAATTTACGTAATTGGTTACATAGATTTGCTAGGTCTTCTTCTGTTTGTTCTGCAATAACACACATGGACTTCCTAACGGCTGGATCTTTTACAAAACTATAGAAGTCAGGCCCGTATGTACAGCCTACAATGCATGTCTTTAATTTATCCCAGTGATTATATACGTTAAGCATGTTTAACTAGCAACGGAGTAATGCAATGCAACCCAGGACTATCTTGTTTAGGATTTTTTACACAGTGAACAAATTTAGTTTGCGTTAGATTTAATTTCTCGCATATGTCTTTATTTAATGCACCGTATGTATTCCAACCATAATCTCTATCTATATGATTCATTAAAAATGATCCACAACTGAATACGTTGGTATTAATATCAGTTTTATAATAGTGATTTAAGATAGTAATTCCATCCATTGTGCGTTGTCTACTCCAGCGTAACCCAACACGATTCCAATTTAAACTAAGTTTGCTCATGCTTATACCAAAACTCTGTATACGTGGATGAGTTAAATCAATAGCAATATCACGTGCCATTATTGTCCATGCAAAATCTAAATGTAAGTCAATATTACGTTCTTCAGCGATACGCAATACTTCGTTCCATTCCCAGCGTATTTCGCCTGTGATAAAGTCTGGCAGTGTAATAATCATTGGCTTGTTGGGCTCTAAATCTTCAAGCTCTACCCCATGCTTGCCCATTAGTCCGTAATAAGCATATTCTCTATTAAGTATCTGAAATCCGTCCCAGCCATATTTTAACACAAAACTTTCAATAAACTGGGTATTGCCGCAGGTAACATCAACATAAGGAAAGTGTTCAGTGCCATGAAGATCAACTAACTTAGAACTGAGAAACCATTCCTGTGCTTGCGGAACATATTCTTTCCAAGTTACTTGTGCATGGGTATCTTGAAACCATTTATCCTTGAGACCTAAAATATATTTGTCAGAAACAGTTTGGATCTTTGGTGTTACTTTATTAATATCGTACGTCATTGTAACCAATCCATTACATAATTATAAAAAGGACTTGTAAATGGTAATCTCCATGTACAGTTATGCCCAAAAAGTAATTCAGCTTCTACGTATTTTTCTAAATTTTTACCTGCTTCACGTTGTTGTGTAGCCCAGGGTTCTGGCCAGTAATTTTCGTTATAACTGTTAATCCAGAGTATATTTCTAATATCTATTCCGTCTACAATTACTTGTTTTAGTTCTACAGTTTGCTCTGGGCATCTATTTGTTTTGCCAGTACGTTCTATTCGTAATACATGGTCGCTAAAATCACACTCGTGCCAAAATTTACAATGCTCTTCGTTTTGAGTTACCATTTTTAGATCGTCGTCAATATAGATACGAATATCTGGCAGAATATTGTCATATGTATATTTAAATTTAAGCTGGAACTCTATGTTCTCCATTATAGTCTGTTCCGGACAGTTGAACTTTGAAAATAGAATGATTTATTTTCCAGCAAACACTGATCTATATTCTCTACCCAATCTTGTGTTTCCGAGCTGATATTTAACTCAGGAAGTTGATCCTCTACAAACTTTAAATGTGTT